CCTATGAGCAGCTGGGCCTGATCCCTGCTGACAACGCTGACCAGGGTCACGGCAGCCTGCTGGTGCCTGAGACCATGGCCAATGAACTGCTGCTGGCTCCCCAGGTGAACAATCCCCTGCGTGAGCTGATGACCGTGACCATGGTGCCTAACCTGCTGATCCCTCGCCTGGGCTTTGAGCAGGACGACGATGAATACCTGGCCAAGGATGGCGCCAGCGCCAAGGAGCTGAAGCTGAAGGGCGACCGTGTGCAGTTCGGCTCCCATGAGTACCGCGTGCGTGCCAGTGTTTCCGAAAGCATCATCCGTACCACGCCCCTGAACATCCAGTCCGCGGTGGATGAGGGCCTGGCCAGCAGCGGCGCCCGCAAGGAGCTGAAGATGATCTTCGGTGAGGATCTGGCTGCCGATATGAAGCACATGAGCCTGTACCAGAAGGGCGAGGACGGCAACTATGTGATCACCGCCAAGGAAGGCGGCGATCTGTACACTGCCTGGTGCGAGGCCTTCGGCGATCTGGAGGATGAGTACCGTGAGCGCGCTGCTGGTGTGCTGCGCTTCAGCGACTACCTGAAGATGCTGCGTTCCATCGCTCCCAACGCCAGCATGTTCGACGCGCCCCCTGAGAAGATCCTGGGCATCAAGACCAAGTTCACCGAGCGCGCCACCATGCCCATCGTGGGCGACTTCAAGATGCTGCACCTGAACTTCGCCTGTGCTCCCTGGTATGACGTGGAGAAGGTGCCCGGCCAGGGCCTGCGCCGCTTCTACCTGAACAGCCTGTATGACATTCAGGTGAAGATGGCCAGCGCCTTCCGGCTGGTGAAGGTGAGCGCCGCTGCTGCTGACGCTGAGTAATCGGGTGGTGAGCAATCATGGCTGATTTGTCCGGGCTGATGAAGCAGTACAGCTATTTCGATGACGGCAACTTTCAGCCGGAAATCGCTCAGATGTGCCTGGATGGTGCCAAAGAATACCTGAAGAATGCAGACGTGGTGGAGCCCGAAGGCGGAAGCGCGCTGTATAACATGGCGTGCTATATGCTGGCCAACCACTGGTATGAAAACCGTGGCGTGGTGGCGATTGGCACGGTGCAGGGCAATATTGCCCTGGGTGTTGAGAGCATTATCTGGCAGCTGAGCAATGGTACAAACAAAGGTGAAGGAGGCGGCTGATGTGCGGCACGCGGGCGACCTTAACACCCGGGTGAAGCTATACCGCCGGGACACCGAGATGGCGGATGGGCAGAGCGTGGACACCCTGGTGGAGCTATTCCCCGGAGGGGTATGGGCTGAGGTGTATGGCCAAAGCGACAAGACCTTTGCGGCCGGTGACGCCAGATACCAGGAAAGCGTGAAATTCTGCACCGTCCGCCGTCCGGTGGCCTTCAAGCTGACGCCCGGCATGCTGTTTGAGCATGAAGGGCTGATGTATGCTGTGAAGGAAGTGACGCCTGGGCTTTTCCCTGGAACGGTGAAGCTGAGGGGCGTGAATGTGAAGACGCTGGGTGCGGGGGTGATGGGTGATGGTGGATGTTAACATCTATCTGGCGGAAGCGCTAACTGCCGGGGGGATCACTTGCCCGGCTTGCGAGGCGCCTATGCGCGGCGATACGCCGGGCCCGTACATCACCTGGGAACAGCGTAGCTTGAAGGATCTGCACGCAAGTGGTGAGATCTACATGCGGCAGCGGCTGCTGCTGGTAAGTGTGTATGTGCCCATGGGCATGCCTGGCTGGAGACAGCTGCAGGAGAACGTTGCCTATTGCCTGAACAATTTTCGGCACTATTCGCCTAAGATGGTCAGTGCCGCCTACGGCCTGACAGGCGCTGTGGATATGCCCAATATTGGCCGCCGCTGCGCCCAGATGATGGTGACCGTGCGGGAGGTGCCGTGAGGATGGCAAACGACGCATGGGACAGGGCATTTGGCGCGGCGACCGGGGGCGCTGTGCTGACAACGGCGGACATTGCAACGGTGCTGCAGGCTGGTGTGGATGTGGTGCAGGTGGCTGTACAGGGCATGGTGAATGCACATGCGCAAAACCCCACTGGTATGCTTGAAGGTAGCATTACGGCTCGGGTAGAGCCAGGCGTTAGTGGTGGCAGGGCCGTAATGGGTTGGGATGAAACGCCCATCCCTGGGAAACGGAAAGCTGGCTATGTGGATGGCAAAGGCCGCGCCCGGAAAGTTGACTCGGTAGATGATTATGCGCGCATTCTGGAATACAGCGAACGACGGCAGCTGCGCCACATGGAAGTGGGCTATGACGCTGTGAGCGATATTGCGGAGGCACGCATGGAAGAAAAGGCAGACGCGCTGCTGGCCAGGATGGCCAGAGACGCTGGGCTGTGAGTGGAAGGAGCGAAACAAAATGGCTGATACTGTGAACAAGGTAAAGCCTACGTGGGAGTTGACGGTGCGCGATTTCTTTGTGCACTTCAAGGCCAACGAGGCCACCGGCGGCGCTGAGACCGATATGCAGATGCCGGTGATCAAGGAACTGCGGGTGCAGCCCAATGAGAACACCAAGAGCATCTACGCCAGCGGCGTGGTGTATGATACTGTGACCCAGCTGGCGGAGAGCAAGGCTGGCCTGACGGCGGTGGCGCTGCCCCGTGAGTTTACCGATCGCGCTCTGGGTGCGAAGAACAAGGGCGCGGTGAGCTATGATACGGTGCTGCCGGTGAAGGAGGAGTTTGCCTGCGGTTACTGGTGCGAGAACCAGGACGGCAGCGCCACGTACTACTACCATCCCCGGTGCAAGCTGGTGCAGAGCGATCAGACGCACAAGACGTGGGATGCCTCTCAGACGGTGGATCCCAGCGTGGCGTATGACATCCTGCTGCTGGGTACCGATGAGAAGGTGTGGCGTGTGCGGTACTTTACCGCCAGCGTGGAGGAAGGCAAGATCCCGCTGACCCCTGCTGAGTTCTTTGCGCTGCACCCTGAGACGATCGACGATATTGAGGCTATCCCTGGCACTGAGAAGGCCAAGACTGCCCAGTAAATCAAGCAGAATCATGAGGCCTGTGGCGGGATGCCGCGGGCCTCATGTGTTGTTATGAGCGCAGGAAGAAAGGAGGTGGCCGGATGATATGTGTATATGACGGGCGGGATCAGGCTCGCACGGGGCATGGGCTGGGTGTGATCCACCCGAGTGAATGCACGATCACTGAGGAAACGGGCGGCAGCTATGAGCTGAGCGCAACCCTGCCGTTGGCGAGCGAATGGCAGCTGATGGAACGGGGGAATGTGATCCGCGCGCCAGGCGCACCTCATCGCATGAGCGGGCGGAAGCAGGATTTTCGCATCTATGGTGTAGAGCTGGCGGATGATGGCAAATCCATCAGGGTGCGGGCTCGGCATGTGTTTTACGATGGTGCGACTGCGTTTGTACTGCGGAACATTGAGGCCGACGCTGAAGCTGTGGCTGTTGTGCTGGATGATATGGTGGCTGCAAGCTCCAGTGTGCCGTATGCTTTGGATGTGCAGGTTGGCGATGCGACGTATACGGGTGGCATTGATCTGGTGAACTGGGTGAATGCGCTGCTTGACCCTGACGCTGGGATTGTGTCGCATTCCCGCCTGAGGCTGGAGCGTGACGGCCTGACGGTGCGCCTCAGACCTGAAGGCGGCGAGGAATGCGGCCTGACGGTACGATGGGGCGTCAACATGACCGGCCTGACGCGAAGTGAGACGATCGATCAAGTAGTGACGCGACTGCAACCGGTGGGTGAAGATGCTGAGGGAAACCCCGTGTTTTTGCCTGAAACGTACATCGACAGTCCGCGAATTGGCGACTACTGGCAGCCGCTGCGAAGCGTATGGCGTGTGGCAGGGGCGAAGGTGGGGCAAAAGAAGCGGGATGCGGATGGCAATACGGTGGAGCTGACGCTGGAAGATGTGCATGATATGCTGCGGAAAGCTGCGCAGGACAGGCTACAGAGCGGGTGTGATCTTCCAGAAGAAAAAACTTCGTTGGCGTATGTGGATATGAGCCGGATCGGCCCCGATGGGGTTGAATGGGTCGCCGTGCATGTATGCCTCTATGACTGGGCGACCATTGTCCATGGTGCGGCAGGCATCCGGGAGCGTGTACAGGTAACGGGATATACCTGGGATGTGCTGCGCCAGAAGTATACGACACTGGAAGTGGGCGACGCGTTCCGTGATCGGACGGATAATGCGATTGTGACAGCGCCGCAGCTGCGCAAAGAATCCGGCGCCGCCGGCAGGCGTAGCCTGCGTGTTGAAGACCTGATTAACATCGAAGCTGATCAGATCCGGATGCAGGCGCGAGAGATCGAGCTGATTGCTTATGATGTGAAGGATCTTGACAGGCGTACCAGTTCGGCTGAAATCCGCCTGGATGGCGTGGATGGACAAGTTACGCTTTTGGGTACCAAAGTGTACGATCAAGGCGATACGATCAACCAGGTGATCGCCGATCTGAATGCGGCGGAAGCGGCTATTTTGCTGAAGGCGTCGCAGGTGATGCTGGATGAGCTGAATTCGCAAGTGAGCGAAGCCGGCATTGAACTTAATGCGCTGAAGGCAAGCGTGAATCTGAAAGCCAATCAGGCCATTGTAGATGAACACAGCCAGCGCCTTTCCGCCGCTGAAATCGCTATCGATGGCGCCAATGCCGCTATGCTGCTGAAGGCAGATCTCAGTGTGACAAACGCCCTGGGGACAAGGCTATCAACTGCGGAGATCGGCCTGAGCGCAGCGGAGCAAAACATCTTGCTTCTTACTGGCGAGGTGGATGCGCAGGGTGAACTGATTTCCGGTGTTTCGCTTGACCTTGACGGGCAAGCAGGCCGCATCACCGCTTTGGCGGATGAGATCTTGCTGAAGGCTGACAAGATCGACCTTTTGGGCTATGTGACCGCCTCGCAGCTGGAAACCAACTACGCCAAGATCGCCGACCTTAATTCCATACAAGCGCAGATAACCAACCTGACCGGCGGTCTCGTGACAGCATCAGTGCTGCGGTCGAGCCTTTTCACCGGCGACCAAGCGAACTTCACGTTCCTGACGGCTGATGCCTTTAACCTGGGGAGTGAGCTTGTCCAAAAGAAAACCATATCTATGGGCGATGTTTCCAGCACGGGAAAAGCGCTTGGGATCGGCGACCTTACCCTTGACCACAGCCACGAGGTTACCGTCGGCGCTGATGGCAAGCTGAAAATGGGGAAAGCGACCGGCGAAGGCTCAACTTTTAACCTTGCCGACACGCAGTTTTTCAAAGACAGCGTGTCGGCGAAGTATACGGAGGGTTACAACCTCGGTTTTGGCAATGCGGAAAACGCCTATAAGCCTACCAGCATCACCAGGACAGGTTATAGCACCGCTGACAAAACGGTAACGGTCAAAGCGGCCAATACTCATCAAGATCTGCTGACTGGCAAGATCATCGACGCCAGCGAGATCTATGACGCCGGATATTCCAGCGGCC